GCCGTGTAAATCGTAAATCTCATTTTTCTGCCTCCTCGAGGGTTTCGTTAAAGAATCTCAGCCGATAGTTCTTCCATCTGGCCCGCCGAATCTCCGCATCCATGCCAGGAGATATGGTATCCCCGAATACCCACACTTCCCGGCAAAGGCCCATCAGGATGTTGCCGAAATGGAGCCCTGCCTCCCGTTCCTTTGGATCCCGGTCATCCAGGAACTGGGGAAAGAGGAGATGCGGAGCCAAGGGCAAGTACCCTTCTTCGAAGGCAAAGCGGCAGTACCGCCTTGCTGCCAGGATATTTTTATCCGTTGCCCCGGAATACGGGGAACAGATATATACGAGAGGCCGGTAAGCCCGGAGTGCCTTCCGCTGGGCTTCGACAGCACTGAGGGCTCTCTGCGGAGTCGGATCCGGATAGTGTTCCTGGTTATGCATGTCCATAAATGCCACACTCCTTTTCGATCAGGGGATAGTTTCCTTCCTCAGTCATCAGCCGATAGATGAACAGCCGACCTTTCTGTGTCCAGTAGGTATGGACACGATTATGCAGGACGCCGTTTCCGTCCGGGATATTGAAGGTCTTTGTCGAGGTGTATCCCATGGGAGCATAAGCCTGGTAAAGCAGCCAAATATTGCCCTGTTTGTACTGGATCCCGTGTTCATGGAGCCACTGGTTCATGCGGTTTGCAGACCATCCATAGTCCTTGGCAATGGTCGATGTGTTCACCAGATCCCTGCACTGCAGGACCAGATCGTAGTACGTAGCCTTTGGCCGGAGCTCCGCAATCTGCTGCTGTTGAGCGGCATTTATCTGTGCCAGTTCCCTTGCCCTATTCCGTTCCTCTTTAAGCTTTGTAAGAGCTGCAATCGCAAGATCCGGATTATCCAGAATGGCTTCTGTAGCATAAATGCCTGTTTTTCGGATGGCTGGAAGGACTTCATGCGTCACCCAACGCTTAAATGCCCTGGCTTCCGGTTTCCGGCTTCTGAGAATCAGCGTGTAGAGACCTGCTTCATTGACCACACGTTTTTCGGGATTCCCCGGAATACCCTCGGTTAAAACAAGGGTATTCTTCTCATCGTCATCCAGTCTCGAGAGTGCATCGCTCGGATTGCCGATATCCAGGATGCGGCATATGTCCGCAGCTACGAACCAGGATTCCCCGTTTACAACAGCCGTACGCACGTTCATTCCGTTATAAATAAAATTTTTCATATCAGTCATCTTGCTGACCTCCCTGTATGTAGTTGGGAGTTGCCTCCCACTTTGTAGCCACGGCAATCCATCAAATCTGACGGTTTCCAAAAACTTCCTGCAGCTTTTTTCTTGCCCGCTTCAGCTTCTGGGTGATGTTGTTTTCATTGGCACCGATTCTTTTGGCATAATCCCGTACCTTTTCTCCGTCGATGTCCACAGCAATTACAGCTGCAGCCCATTGGGGTTTCTTTGTTAATGCTTTTTTTACATCACTACAAGTGGCGTCATATTCTTCTTTTTCTTCCAGCCATCTTGAGTAACGGGTGTCTTCTATATAACTCAAGCCATCGGTATCATCTGCATCCTGGTCATCCTTCCGATACGGTTTTGAAGGTACACCGCGGTGCCGGTCCATTGCATGCCAGTTATTGTATTCCGGGCGATTCAAGAGTATATCTATCGTTTCCTGTACTCGTTTTTCTCTATCACCTATTGGTTCATCCGATTCCACCGAAATATCCAGCCACCCTTCCATTTCACGCAGTTCTACTTCGATTTCCTGAAAAGTGTTTTCATATCTTATCTTCAGCTTCATGATTGCCTCCTCGCCGGAGACACGATCATCGGCAAGATATGAAAAACAGGCCTGTGTTTGAGATACACAAGCCTGCTTGAAGCCAGAAAGAGCGCACAGCAAAGGAAGGGTATCTCTCACAGATCCCTCCTACCCTAATGGGATGGGAGAGAACTGTATTTGATATCCTGCCTAGATCGCGCGCTCTACGGCATGATTTTCTTTTTTTTACCCTGAGTCAGCCCCGGGCTAAAATAATTTTAACTCAACTTGAACTCCTCCATTTAAGAACGAAATTCAGGATTTTTGGGGGAAAGGGTAAAAAAAGAGCGGTGGTTATATTGATTTTGTCAACATAACCACCGCTCTTTTAGAATTTAACAACCCTTATCAATTGCTGTTAATACGGTACATCTTCTGCTATCATTGATCTACATATGTTACGGAAACAGCGTATTTTTTTATTATTCCATTCCTTATTTACATATAATTTCTGCATATCATAGTTCTCATGTAAAAAATTAACCCATTCATGTACTGGCTTGTTTTTATAAAAATCATCTATTTTTTTACATCGTGGAATTACTTTTTGTCTTAAACACATAGAAGCTTTCAAGTATTCCCTTATCTTAATCGTAATCTTACCCCACTCTTGCTCGTCTTCACTAAATAACATGGGGACGATTTCTTGTCTTCCAAGAACAAACCTACTATCTGTATGAATGTTATTTCCTTCATTATCTATAAAATTAACTTTGCCGCACAACATCCCTAATTTATTAGCAGGTATTTCTTTTAATGAATGTTCTTCCATATATGATGCACAAGTATAAAAAAATTCAATATTATATTTCCATTCTATATTAAATAATTCTAATGTTGCAAAGATAACATTCTCATCATCACTTTTTAACATATCAGTATATCTGAGGATTAATTTATCATATTCCTGCATATAAGCATGAAAATCTGTTATAGAGACTTTTTTGACATCGCATATTCTTCTACTTCTCATTGCTTCAAATAAAGAAATGTTCTCTAGATTTTGTAATTCTTCATATTGCATCTTAGTTAAAGCATAACCTGAAATCTTATTTTTTATTGAAGACATATCACTTACAGATAGTGTACCTATCTCAATTCCAGTTCTTTCTTTTATATCTTTGCGTAATTCATCTCTATTATGATTAATTTTTTTTATGTAACGGCTATCCATCATTCTCTGGTCATCATTATCATTGCCTCTATGTTGACGTAATGATTTTTTTTTAGATCCATCGAAATATTGCCGATGTAATATAAAAAAAGCTACATTATCTCTGAATTTTTCAAAAGAAAAAGGATATCCTAATGGGATTTCTTCTGTAAAGTATCTAATTAGTAATCCGCCTGTCATTTGAATAATACTCTCTTTTTCCAACATATTCATCTTAAGCACCTCGCATTCTCTATTTTAACTTAAAGTCAAGTAAAATGTGAACAATCTGTTAGGATCTAAATCATGAACGATTACCAAACTATAGAACGATACCCTTTAACCTACCGTTCAAATGTTGTGCATTCTGCGCTTTAGGAAATGAGGTATGGAAAATGCACAAATAGCTTTTTACCGAAAAATAAAAAATGGACCCTCGAAGCAATGTGCTTCAAAAGTCCATATATCAAGCGATTTTCAATGTTTGGGGTGCGGAAAATTCTTTTATCAATACGGAAATGGCCATTTCCATCACGGTCAGGTCTTCCGGCTGGAGACAGGCATAGTCATTCCGGAGTTCCTGCAATTGCTCTTCCACCGCCGGTTCCTGTTTGGCTTCCGGAACGTAATACTTCCATTTGGCCTGAAGGGTGGCATCAGGATGGCCGGACAGCCAGAGCCGCCCCAGGGAATTTTCCACCATGTAGCGGACGATCCAGTCCGGGGTGAACAGCTGGGTAGCTGCAGGAATATTCTCTTTGGAGACTTTAATGTTCTTTTTCAGATTGGCAAAGACTTGGTCCTTCCATTCGGAATTGTAATACTGATACAGCCAACCGATGATTTGCACCTGATCCTGGAAGTCCTCTTCCGGGATATCGTGGACCAAGTGATACACCACCCCATTGGGGTCGATGTAGCTGAACTGGAGAAAGGCCTCGCTGATTTCATCATCGGCAGCAAAAAGCCCCGGAAGCCAGGCCGCCAGTTCCCGGCAGCGTTTAGCCAACAGAAAGGTAAACAGAGCGTCATTCTGGTTTTTATCCTTCCAGGCCAGGATTTGGGATTTTTCTTCCGTAGTGAATTCCAAATCGGAATCAAAAGGCCGGGAAACCAGGTCCGGATCCACTTTATCTTTTACTTCAGAGGAAAGAATCCGCATATGATCCGGGAAATAGTCATTGATTTCCATATACCGGATGGCCGCCAGACGGTTGAACCAGGTGGAAGCCATTTCCTCTATAAGGGCCTGGTACGCAGTCCCATAAGGAATGGTTTTATCCTGGAGCAGGCGTTTTTCGATTTGTTTCCGGGCAGCGATGGCTTTCCCTTCCACAGCCAAAGGAGCCGCAGCCCCCACTTCAAAATACAGGACTTCCGAAGTGGAAGAAGGCAGGGGCTTTTGGATGCAGGAGGGAGTGATTCCCAGCCGGCCTGCTTTTTGCTGCATTTCTTCCTTCAGAGTCACCCGGGCCCAGGTGGCAAAATTCCGAATGGCGGTTTTATTCATGACAATCTCCTTAATATCTCAGTGTGATTTCATCGGCATTTTTCAGAGCTTCTTCCAGTTTTTGCTTCAGCTCGGCCAGATAAGCATCAATATCCTGTTCGTCTCGGAGGATGACCACAGATTGAGGCATCAGATTCCGGGCCAGAAGGTTTTTGACCTTTTTTTCCATGATAACGGGTGCAGGAGGAATATCCGGCATACCAGGTGCTACCTCTCCCGGCTTCTCCTGTTTTTCTGCTTCTTCCTGTGCTTTCTTCTGGGCCAGTTTCAGATCTTCCTGGTTGAAGGTTTCCAGGAAGTGCTGACACCGTGCTGCAGAACGGTCTTTGTATCCCAGCAGTTTGGAAATGTTGTTTTCCCGTCCAGCAGATTCTTTCAATTCCTCGAATGTCCGGGCTGCCGCAGCTTCATAATTGCCGGCATATTCCTTCCCCTGGAGGGCGTCCAACACGGTATGGACATCCGCTTCAATAGTCCGGGCCACGTCTTCTCCCATGGGTTCCAGCACCTTCATATAGGCATCCCGGAAAGAATCATTGAGGGCCGGCAGATCTTTGATGCTCCGATAGGGGTTAGGATTGTCGACGATTTCCTGGATCTGCTGCGCCAGTGCGGTCACCAGGGGAGCATCCAGCAGATGGTCTTTGTTGTCCTTGTAAAGATGGAGGGGCGTAAGGCCGCTGTCCACAAAGATCTTCTGCTGATTTTCGTTATCCAGGAAGCTTTGGACGGGTTGCAGGTCTTCGGCCAAATCCAATAAATCGTCTTCTTTTTTGGCCAGAGTGGCAAAAAATGATTCCGGCTGGGAAATTCCCAAAAGACTGTTCCACTGGTTCTTTACCTGGTCCAGCACCTTTTTTCCGGGGAATTCCGGATGCTGCCAATAGATTTTCACGGCCTTGTTATCCAGGACATGGAGCAGGTTCCGCACCCGGTCTTTGATATTCCCCATGATCCGGTCCGGATCTTCGGAGGGTTCCGTGTAGTTGAAGAACTCTTTAATGATGTCTTTGGCGGCTTTTAATTCCCGGGGTTTAATGGTGGCTTTCAACCGGAACAGCAGCCGTTCCTCATTCCGTTTCCCAGTAAAATAGCTGATCAGATCCCCAGGGTCCGCAGTAAAACGGTTGATGGGTTCTTTGTCAATCCGGGCAGACAGTTCCCCTTTCAGGAACAGGACGGCCGCCAGCCATTTGGTATCGGTTTCCGTATACCCATAGGGAGCTTCCCGGAAAATATCCATAAGGTTCCGCAGGGAAACGGAGTCGAACCCCTGGGTTTTCTCTTCCACTTTGCTTTTGACCGCTTCCAGGGCGTTGGCATTGGGGATTTCTTCGGTTTCCCCGCCAAAGAGCGTCCCCTGGTTCTGTTTCTGGAACAGTTTTTTAATGTCTTCTTCTTCCCGGGGTGCCGTAATATCCTTCAGATGGTAATAGACTGTATCCAGCAGGATGGTCATGGCTTCCTGGATCCGGGCCACCGGATCGTGGGTTTTGATGGTGGAAACAAGATTCCCGTTGACATACACTTCCGCATTGCCAATGGCTTCCTTCAGGGCCTTTACTGCAATTTCTTTGCGCTGTACCGCTTCGGACTGCTTTACGCCCCGAAGCAGGGTGGATTTGCCCTGTTGGGGATCCGCTACTTTCCGGAGGTAATCTTGGATCTGCAGGGCCTGCTGCATTTCCAGATAGTAATCGTTCTGGCTGCCGGGCAGCACCAGGATAGCTTCCCGATTCTGCCCGCTGAGCAGGCTCACGGCCATGGCGTCATTGGGATTGCACTGGTCATAATAGGGTGTCAGGATCCGCAGCCCCAGGGTGTTGTTCTGGTTGCTGCCGAAGGGCTGGGAATCCACGGCTTTATTAAAGCCATAGGTATACTGTCCCCGTCCCTTGCTGACTTTGAACCGGGTTTGGTCATAGATCCCGTTAAAGACCACATCGCCGATTGCTGCCACCACATCCGTCTGAGAAATATTCCGGTTGCGGATAGCCCGGTCCATATCCTGTTCGTCATCGGTCAGGAAGGAATAGGTATCCTGTTTTTGGGCAATATAGAGATTTTCCCGGAGCAGATGCAGGGCTTCTCGTACCCTGCGCCGCAGGTCCGCTTTGTCTTCGTGGATCTGGGTCACCATGAAATTGACCAGATTGTTTTCGTTAAGAGGCACCCCATCCACATACTTCAGGAGGAACAGGACTTTCAGCACATTCACCGCAAAGCAGTCCGTATCTCCGTTGGGATTGATTTTGGGATTCTGCATGGCCCGTTCGATGACGATTTTATGGGTATGATCGATGACCTGATCCACATTGTCATAGAAACGGTAAAATGGCACCAGGGCGCCTTCTTCTTGTTTCATGATGCTGACGGCTGCCTGCTGGAAAGCCCCCAGAACAGACCGTTCCCCGGTGGAAAGGCTGCGCCCGGAGGAGCTGTTTTTGCGGATGGAGGTGAATACGTCGGCCAGCAGGTAGAACTGATAGGGCAGGAAGGGATATACGTCAGCAAATTCGTCCGCGTTCTGGTACTTTTTCATTTCATGAGGCGTATCTCTGAAATCAACCACATTCTGGATGGTGGTTTCCTCAGTCCCGTACAGTGCCGCCAGGGCATCATGTCCCGTTTGGTTCTTTTTCAGGATCCGCTCCCGGATGACTTCATCGGCGTTTACGGAAGAAAGAGTCAGCCGGGTGTTGAACCGTCCCTGAATCTTGGAAAAGTCGTTTTTCCGTTCCTGGGCATTGTCGATATTGGCCGTCATGTCATCGATGGCTTCCTGGGCGGTGACGATGACCCAGGCTTTGCCCTGGCACTTGGTCCCCAGTTCTTCCGTCAGGGTCTGGAGATTCAGCATCAAATGAGAATCCGTACTGATGAACTGTCCGATTTCATCCACCAGGAAGACTACACGTTTACCGGTGCGCTCACTATACCGGCGGACCTGTTCGGCAAAATCAGAGATGGACAGTTTGGCATTCTGGGTGCTGGCTTCCTTGGACCAGTTTTTGGCCGCATCCGCATCCATGTAGCCCATGGCCACCAGGGCCTTTTCCACCCAGCTCCGATGGACCCTGAATTTGTGCCGGTCATCCAGCCAGCTGACCCCGTTCACCTGCTGATAGGTATCCTGGAAAAGCTGGAATTTTCCTTCTTCATCCAGGGTCCGTTCCAGTTCCGCTAAAAGAGGAATGGAGCCTTCATAGCCCAGTCTTTCGTTGAATACTCGGTTGAATACGGTAACAATGGCATTGCTGTCGCTTTTGGCCGTGGAAGTACTCTTGGAATCCACATTGAACAGAACGGTCAGGGTGGGAGCGGCTGCTGCCCGTTCCATATTTCTGACCAGATCCGGATCGGAAGCAATGGCATCTTTGGTGATGAGATACTCCATGGCCTTCTTCCCGGCCACTTCCGGTTCGTCCAAGATATAGGACAAGATCTTCAGAAAATGGGATTTACCACTTCCAAAGAAGCCGGAAATCCAGACACCCATTTCATCCATGGGCTGGTCGATGCTTCTCACATAATTGGCGAAAAACCGCTGGAAGTGCTTCTTCAATTCTGCAGTGACTACGTATTCTTCCAGTTCCTGCTTCTTGTCTTCTTCCTTGTTCTGCCCTACTTTGATGACCCCGTTGATGCGCCGGTCAATGGGCTTTAAAAACATGTCTTGGATCTGCATAGTACCCATCCTTACCTTTCTACAATCGGGAAAGCCCGATAATAATTGGAATTGGCATCTCCCTTGAGTTCGCCAAAAATATTCAGTGCACTGCCGGTATATTGACCCGGGAAGAATAAGATCACAGGGCAGTGGTCCATCACCTGGTGGAGATTGTTCAAAATCTTGTGGGATCGAAGCACAGGATAACATTTCCCCACCCCTGTGAGAAAGACGATGGTGTCCGGCTCCTGGGGGGTGTGGCCCACAATATACTGGATGATCTGATTGTCTTCTTCCTCGAACCGAAGGATGTCCCCGATGGTGGTAAAGACGTATTCGGTGCCCTCTTCCTCTTCAAACTGTTTCAGATCTTCCAGGACCCCTTCTTCCTGGAGCAGCTGCAGCATAAGCTCATAAAGATCGAACACAAACAGTTTGTATCCAAATTTGTATTCCGTATCAGTTTTCTTCAGTTCCTGTACCCGCTGACGGACATACAGTTCATCTTTCGGATCATAATCAAAGACATAGTAACTGACTTCTCCGCTAAGCCCTTTGCTGCTGCGGAAATTCACATCCCGCAGCCGGCTTTCGAGAAGATCCATCCGTTCTGAAATGGGTTTCATATCCGTGCTCCTGTGTAAATTTTCTCAATATCTCCCAGGCCTTCCTGTTGAAAGAAGTTGTGAAGGGCCTGACTGATTAATGGTTTCTGGATCTTGTAGGGAGATTTGGTTCCCGTTAGGATGCCCGCTTCTTTCATAATCACCCGGTAATTGGAACGAATATGCTTCAGGGTAGCATCCGTCCATTTCCGGGTTTTGGGATCCTCTTCCTGGATATCCCGGAAGACCCGGAAGAAATCTCTGTCGTCCAGCTGGAAGTTCCCCGTCATTACCTTTTCCCGGAAACAATCGTCCATAAAGCGGAAGAAGGTATGGTCTGTAAGAAGGACCAGCGTCAAAGCCAGGAGTTTCTGGGTCTCCAAGGGAGACTGGAGAAAAAACGCATAAAAAGAAGCATCCACCGCTTTCAGCCGCCGTTCCACCACTCTCCGGATCTCCAGAGCCCGGCTGACAGAAGTGGCACCGAAAAAGTTTTCCTCTTCACTTTTCTGCTTCAGTTGGGCCAAAGTACCGCCATCCTGCAAAAAGGCAATGGCCTGCCGGAGTTCCGGAAACCAGAAAATTTCTTTTACCCGCGCTGGATAAGGCTGCGTTTTTACTAAAAGAGCGGACATAGTGGGGCTCCTTTCCTTCCAATTTATAATAAAAAGGGCTATCCTAACTTTTCCGTTAAAATAGCCCTCCCCTTCCGATGGATTAAACATTTCTATTATATCATGCAAGAGAATGTTTTAGGAAAAAAATACAGTTCCTGCGGGTACATAATTTTCTCCCTCTTACACTATTATTTATACCAAAGATGCTGTCCATTTTAGTGGACAGTAAAAAAGTACCGTGACGGGAGCTTCGCCACCACGGTGTTTGTTCTTTTCTAAGCGAACATATTAGTGATTATGAATGTAAATTTAGTTCCATGAACGCCTGAGCGCCGTTTTTCCCAAGATCCGTACCGTATTAGGTGTTTTCTGAGTACACAATATGTATTAATACTATATTTTGTAAACCACTATATCTTGTGGTTAGTAGTAACGCAGTAGTTGTTTTCGTACACATGTTCGCTTATACGCCCGGTTTATGCGGGTCTCTAAAAACAGATATTCGTAGTGCCATGGCATTCTTTACAAACAACAAGTGTTTTCCGCTTTCTTGCAATCATCGCCATTTCCCATTGCTCCTTACCTTTGAGGTTTTTCATCTTGTTGATGTGATGAATTTCAAAAGCAATGCCATCACCTTCCGCACCGCATAATTCACATTTACAAGCCTTCAACCTGGCTTCAAGAGAATTTCTTGTGTTGAAATGGATATGGTTCTTCACCGTATCAATGCTTGGTTCGTCAAAGACAGTTCCTCGTTTGAAGTCCGAGAATTTCACAATCATCATGCGCTTTTTCTCTTTCTTCGTTTTATAAGGAATGCCCCACGACTTTCCGCACTTGAATATCCTCTTTATGCCTGATATTCTGGTTTTATGCTTCTTAGCAAGTGTTTTCAGACAGCTGTATTCCATCAGATAAACGAAATACGTCAGCTTTGAGAAATTACTGGCTATGCAGTAATAATTACAGATTCCACGAGTCTGCGAGTTATAGGTATCTACAATTTCAAGGTCAGTAAGACCCGCCATTGAGTTTCTTTGCCATGGGATGAGTTTGCCGTCCTTACCTTGAATGACAATCTCACGGTCGTACATGAACTTCTCAATCCGCTCCATGGGAATAAGCAATTCCACAGAGTTATTAAGCGTCCGCTGTAAAACCCCATTGGTTTTCCTTTTGGATTCCTGACATCTGCGCACGTTGATGTCATATCCGAGAAAATGAGCATTGCCGGAACTGTGCGTGATTTTTGTTTTCTCGTCAGACAATTCCAGTTTTAATCTTGTTGCCACAAACAACGTAAGCTCCTGCTTTATACGCTCCGCATCCTCACGGCTTCCGCTGACACCGATAATAAAATCATCAGCATAGCGTACATAGGCGATTTTCTTGTCGGAAGCGTCCTTGTATGGCAATCTGCGCTTTTCCACTTCAAGCTTATGAATCTGTTTTAACAGTTCTTTCTTTTCCGCTTCATCAACGCATTCGCCGTAACGCTTTTGCAATTTGACAATTCCTCTCACCTTTTTGCCGTATGCAGGTGTATAGGCATAATCAGCAGGCGCATTAAATTCTTTCTGCATGGCTTCTACTTTCTTGTCCAACTCATGCAGATATATATTTGCAAGAATCGGGGAAAGAATGCCGCCCTGCGGAGTTCCGCTGTATGTCTTGTGGTACTCCCAATTTTCCATGTAGCCCGCTTTCAGAAACTTTCCTATCAGATTTATGAACTTGCTGTCCTTAATCTTCTCAGAAAGCAGATTCAGCAGAACCGTGTGGTCAATGTTGTCAAAGCATCCCTTAATGTCTCCCTCGACAAACCATTTCGTACTGCGGAAAGAACGGCTGATTTCTTTCAGCGCTGAGTGACAGCTTCTATTCGGTCTGAATCCGTGCGAATGAGTACTGAAAACAGGCTCATAGATTACTTCAAGTATCTGCCGTATCGCATCCTGTATCAGTTTGTCTCTGAATGACGGAATACCTAATGGACGCATTTTTCCGTTGCGCTTAGGAATGTAGACACGTTTTACCGCTTTTGGCTCATAGGTTTGGTTTTTCAGTTCATCAATAATCTGATTCACATATTCCTTTCCAAAACCGTCAGCCGTATCATTGTCCACACCCTCAGTTCCTGCGCCCTTGTTTGCGTAAAGGTTCTTGTATGCGGTCATGTAAATATCCTCTCGCAAAAGATACCTATAGAGCCGCGTGTAGATACCGTCTGAATGCTCTTCAGAATTTCTGTACATTCGTTCTAAAATTTCAGATGTTGGTTTCATTGAGGTTTCTCCTCCCTTTCACCTTTCCTTTTAGAGTTGCATAAGCTGCGTTCCTTCGCCATGTAAGAGCTATTAACTCTCTCGGACTACTACGAACGCTCCGTACCCATGGGCGGTATTCAAGTCCTATAGACTATAGCCTTTCGGCATCCGCCTTTAGGGTATCCCCAGTTAGCGTCATTGCTTGGTATGCTCGAATTATCGGTTCCGCTTTAGACTCTTTAACACAGGTTCTCCTGCTCGTGCCGTGACATTCGCAATCATGCCGCCTTTGAAGGATGTAAAGACAGTCAGTCACGGAATGGGTAACAGGCTAATTTCCCAATTCCCCTCGGAAATGGACACTCAAGTCTCACGTTCAGTAGATACCTTAAACCTCATATCCGATTGTTGTGGCGGTTCAGTCGTACCCTTTAGCCTTTGAGTAACTTACCGCTTTCCTGTCGTGCTATGTTCCCGTATCAGCTTTCACTTTGCGGTAAGACAGGTCAACTCACCCATGATTGTGGGTGGTAGTACCAAACACTACTATCAATGACGCCCATCTGGGCGCACGCCTTCTTCCAGGACGGCCACCTTCCCGGCATTACTGCTGCCCCCAAACTGGGACTGCCAGGCTTCCCGGACCCGCTGGGGATCCTTGATGGTCCCCGGATGCTCCAGGACCCCACTGGGAGAAGCCCCATTGGCGAAGAACTTGGCCCCAAACTCCTCACAGGCAATGGCCATGCCAATGGTGTTCTTGGCCATGGCAATGGGAGAATAGCCCACCAGCCCATCAAACCCAAGGCCGGGAATGTGCATCACATTCTCCTTCCGGAGCCGGACGGTACCATATTCCTTGATTTTCGGATTTTCATCGGTGGCTTTGGTGTAGAGGTAGTAAATCTCCCCATCCCCGTCCCGGCACACTTCCATCCGGTCCGGCATCAGGGGATACAAGGCTACCACCTGCCCTCGGCCGTTCCGGATGATCTGGGCGAAGGCATTCCCCCACAGCAAAAGGTGGGTCATAAGGGTCTCCCGAAAGACAAAACTGGTCATCTCCGGGTTCGGGGCATCATGAAGAAGCCCTGCCAGGGTATGATTGAAGTCTCGTACCTTCCCATTCCCCTCCCGGTTGTACCGAAAAAGATGAAGAGGCAGGCCGGCAATGGATTCCGAAAGGACCCGGACGCAGGCATAAACCGCCGTCATCTGCATGGCGGACCGTTCATTGACTGCCTTCCCGGAAGAAGATCCGCCAAAGAAGAACCAGTGGCCGCCGCCCAGAAGGCTATTTTGGGGCTTGTCCCTGGATTTGAAGAGTTTGGAAAATAAGTTCATAGGAAGGTTCCTTTCTATACAAAAAGCAGGCCCCGGGAATCATAGACGCTTTCGTGGGCATTGTTCCCGCACCGGATGGCCCGGTCCAGGCCCATGATGGTGGCAATGGCCCCGTCTATTTTTTCCGTGGACTTTTCCTTATCTGCCTTGATATTGCCGGCAGGATCTCTCCGGATATAAATATTATCCATCATCCATCGAAGGACTGGATGCCCTCCATGAGCAATTCGCTGCTCCAGCGTGAGCTTCATAAGCTCCTTAGTAGGAGGGCTCATGTCCTTGAATCCCTGTCCGAATGGGACCACGGTAAAGCCCATCCCCTCAAGGTTCTGGACCATCTGTACCGCACCCCACCGGTCAAAGGCAATTTCCTGTATATTGAACTTTTCACCCAGCTTCTCGATGAACTTTTCAATATACCCGTAGTGGATGACATTGCCTTCGGTTGTCTGGATAAATCCCTGCTGGGCCCAGATGTCGTACATCACATGATCCCGCTTCAGCCGCAGGGGCAGTGTCTCCTCCGGCAGCCAGAAGTACGGCAGGATGCAGTACTTATCCTGGTCATCCAGAGGCGGGAATACAAGTACGAAGGCGGTAATGTCCGTGGTGCTGGAAAGGTCCAGACCGCCGTAGCAGATCCGGCCTTCCAGATCTTCTTCCCGCACCGGGAACGCACAGGCATCCCACTTATCCATAGGCATCCACCGAACAGACTGCTTCACCCATTGGTTCAGCCGCAGCTGACGGAACACATTCTCTTCGCTGGGTGTCTCTTTGGCCGATTCACAGGCTGCTTTCACTTTGTCGATTCCCACGGTAATCCCAAGAGAAGGGTTGGCCTTCTTCCAGACTTTCGGGTCGGTCCAGTCATCCTGCTCCGCGGCCCCGTAGATGACAGGGTAAAACGTGGGGTCATGCTTCCGCCCTTCCAGGATATCCATGGCCTTCTGATGGACTTCGTAGCAGATGCTGTGGGTATCCGTCCCGGCTGTAGTAATGAGGAAATACAGAGGCTGCATCCGGGCATCCCCGGAACCCTTGGTCATTACATCGAACAGTTCCCGGTTGGGCTGGGTGTGGAGCTCATCAAAGACCACTCCGTGGATGTTGAACCCATGCTTGGAATAGGCTTCTGCCGAAAGGACCTGGTAGAAGCTGTTGGTGGGCCGGAACACCATCCGTTTCTGGGAGGACAGAATCTTGACCCGCTTGCTGAGAGCCGGGCACATCCGGACCATGTCGGCTGCCACTTCAAACACAATGGAGGCCTGCTGCCGGTCGGCGGCACAGCCATAGACTTCCGCCCCTTCTTCCCCGTCACCGCAGCAAAGCAGGAGGGCCACCGCGGCAGCCAGCTCACTGTTATGGGTCGGTATAAAAGACCGCCCTGCAAGGTAGCAATGGCTCCGGCTGTCTACCTGGATGCACTGCATGGGGACTTTTTCCTTCATCGGCTCGATGCTCTCCAGATAATGGAAAAGGGAGCGTGTCTTTTTCACACGTTCCCTCTTCCGGCTGCTTTTTCTTTTCAGTTGTGATGTCGGTTGGTCAGAAAATGAAGTGAACCGGATGACATAGAGCGTTTCCCCGGTGGGTTTGCCATACCGCAGGGAAGGCCCTTCCGTCATGGCGTTCTTGATGCCAAGACTCCAGAGCAGTTCCCGCACATCAAGGGCAAGCTGCCTGATCGTGCTGGTATAGGTACTCTGTGCTTTTTTGTCCCCGATGCTCCCGTCAGAATCCACAAGGCCCTGGAGAAGTCGCCAGCGCTGTGCCTCGGATGCCCGAAGATATTCCGGACGGATCCTTTTATCCCGGAAGGTCGGTACGAGGATGTCCCGCAATTCATCAAAATACACCACATCGCTCCCGCCGCACTTCTGTGGATAGCGGTTATGCGTTTCATAAGGAATATGGGACAGGACTTCTTCCACGTCCTCTGTCCGGATGGTGATGCAGGGTTTGTTGGCACATCCATTCCCCAGCCAGTATCCGTAAAGGTACGGATCAAGGGGGAGCTGTGCGGGAAGCGTCTGCAGAGGGCTGGCAACGGGGATTCGGATTAAGGACCGACGCGCTTCGGGGGTTCCTGTAAAACGTTCTCTGTATGCCCTGACCTTTTTATAGATCTCTCCTGTGGTCCATTCCTTTTTCTTCCGTTTCCCGTGAATGTATTCCACATCCCACAAATGGCGCTCGCCGGCCACAATGGAGGAACCGTCCCGGAATGTCAGGCGATAGGCCTGTTCCGTGTCATCCACTACGCTTTTGGCCACGATATTGCAAGGGGTTCCCGTTTCATCAAAGACCCGGTCTCCCACCATAAGTTCTCCTATGGTTTTCCAGCCATCAGGAGTCGGGATCGGCGTATCAAGGGCCAGCTGCTTTCCCTGCTTCTTGGGGATCTCGATATAAGCCGTGTTAAACTGCCGATAGCCATTGGGCTTTACCGTCCCGAACAGATCTCGGATAATCTGTTCCTGCCAGTCAATCAGTTCGAAAGGATGGCCGGCCCAGGTCCCCTTGGTGTGACACAGGCTCTCGATAAAGGCTACAGCATAATCCGCCAGTTCCCTGTTGTAGGTGGACGTTTTGGCCTTAAATTTTGTGGGCTTGTATTTTTTGAGTTTCCGCATTGGGCTGCCTCCCTTCTTTTAAAATACGCAGTAGAAAAGGAGCCCGCAGGCTCCTTTCTCGTTTTTTCTTTAATTAATCTTAAAAATGTAAGCCGGGACTTTTTCGTATTCGTTGCTCATGAGTTTCCTGCCAGATCCGTAAATCTCGGTCATTCCTTTGAGAGTGCAGCCCATCTGGGTAAATTCCCAAGCCACCTGAATGGCGCTGGACCAGGTGGAGGAGAAGGTGAATTCCGTCACCCCAAATTCCCGGAAGGTTTCGAGGATCTTTTCTGGTTCCCGGTAGGTCCCGGAAAGGTCCAACCGGCTGTTGCCATGCTTTTTCATGTCGCTGTAAAGCCTCATCATATCCCCGAAGGCTTCCCCCTCAGCCCGGACTTCCTGGAGAAGATCCTGGTAGGCATCCTGGCAAGCATCCATGGTTTTTGCGTCCCCGGCTTTTTCGGCTGCCTCGAACTTTCTTTCCAGTTCCTCGTTCCGCCCGTAGAATCTTTCGATCATTTCCATCTTCGTCATTGTTTTTTCCTCCTTGTGATTGTGTATCTTTGCCTTTTGGCATGTACATTAATCACTCTAAAGGCAGATAATAGCAAGCAAAATCTGTGTTTTTATGCAAGTATACAAGAAAGGAACAGGGCCTTTTGGGCCCCGTTCCCTACCTGTAGCTACCCTCTTCAAGCAGCGTTTCTCCAGGCGGCGTTTCCAGTAAGGTGTTTCAGCAGGTGCAGCCGGCAGGTCTTGAATTCATCTCCAATGAGCCCAAGCCGGAGCATCCAGCACCGGAAGGCATATTTTTCGTTGTCCGTCTCCGTCTTTCTGGCCGAGGCTTTCTTTTGGGTCAGTGCCTGATGGGCTAACGCTAGGCAAAACTGGATGTATGCCTTGATTTCCCCAGCGTGGAGGGTACCGTTGAAAAGCCGGAACTCTACTGTCCCTTTGGTGAAAGTGGCGTGGAGATTAAGTCCGTGGTACCGGCTGCAATTGTAATGTTCATTCCGTCCAAAGGGGGCCTGGATGTACCAGATATCGGCAAACTCTGCCATAGTCTGAGGCTGCTTTTTGTTCAGTTTGGCAAGAAAAGTACCATCTGTCTTCTGGCAATATCTGCCTTCCCGGATCGGATCGATCTGGAGAGCATGGTAAATCATGTCTTCCTTACTGGCCATCAGGTTCACCAGGTTCCGCAGGGTTTTCGGAGTGAACTGCTCGGCTCCCACATGGATGTGGATCCCGCAGGAGCTATTTACCAGGGCTCCTGCTTTTCTCAGGGTCCGTACCAGTTCCTGCAGCTTCGGGATGTCATCGTAGGAAAGGATGGGGCTAACCACTTCTGTGCGATACTCATTGGTGGCTCCTTCGATCTGGCCGTCCACCTTTCTCTGCGCCCAAATGCTGGAATCGCTCATGGCTTTCCAGGTTCTACCCTTATCATCGCTGGCAGTGTAGGTGTCGTAGGCACCGCCTTTATGGGTACCTCGTCCTGTCCCGAAGAAGGCCCCCATCAGATTGGCGGCTTGTGCTCTCGTAATCCCCGTCATTTCCATTTCAATCCCGAAGTGCAGTGTTTTCATAATTCTCGTCATCCTTTCGCTAGGTTTGTGTGTTCTTTGGCATGTGTATTAATCACTCTAAACGCACATAATAGCAAGGGATTTTGAGAATAATTATTTGTTATTCTGTTTCTTTATTCAGTTTCCTGACTACATCCACTCCATAGATCACATTCAGGTGGGAACCGTTGTCCCAATCCACCAAAATAGATCCCATATCATCTACACCGGTCACAGTACCTTTTGTTCCCAAAGGCGGGGCCTGGGAGTCATCCATCCGCACCAGGATAATCCGAGTTCCGGAAGGATATTCTCTGCAGAGAAATTCCAGCATTTCTTTATTGGGAAACCGCATCTTTTCCTCCTCCATTCCGATAGGCTGCGGATCCGCTGAGTTTTTCCAGCAGGATCTTCCGGCAGTCTTTGTACTCCGATCCAATAAAGCCCAGCCGCAGGAGAAAACACCGGAAGGCATATTTCTCATTGGGGACTTCATGCTCTTTGGCGGTGATCCGTTTGGACTTCTTGGCCATTTGGCAAAGGGCCGTCACCAGTTTGGTATATACCTGGACCTTACTGCTGTCAGCTTCATGGAACCAGGGGAAGGAGATCTTACCATCTCCCCTTTGGATGGTCAGGTCATTTGTACCCAGAGCCTTTTTGAAGAGGCTGGCTTTGGAGGCCACCAGGTTCTGAAGCTTCGCGAAGTCTTCTTCTGTTAAATTATCCGGAAGGGAAATGGTGAGGGTGTCGACACTTTCCATCTTAGAAGTTTCTTCCGGTTTCACCCCTTCTTCCAATATGGAGACTCTGTTTTCCGGGCGGAATCCTTTGGCTGCCAGTTCCTGAACAACCTGTTGGAAAAGTGCCGCCTCCTCACATTCCACCGTACCGGTCTCCCCGACCATGATGCTGCCGATTTGATAGGCCTTGGTGGGAAGAAACAGGTATTTCGCACTTTCTCCTGTAATTTGGCTGATAGCATCCGCCAATTCCTTCCGTGCTGCACCTTGTTTGTTGTATTCTGCCTTCATCATATGTACCTCCTTAGGGTATTTTGGTACTGTTATTCATCACTCTAAAGGCGAATAATAGCAAGCAAAATGTAGCCTTTCGAGCCTTTATTTTTCTGTTCCCGCCACTTCCTGGTAGGTATACTTCTTCCCGTCCCGAAGGACGGTTACTGTCTCGTCCTCGTGAGAAGCCAGATATCGCTTTACTGCCACATCTACGAACTTGGGCTCCAGCTCCACCCCATAACAGATGCGTCCCAGTTGGTCGCAGGCTATGAGCGTCGAAGCAGACCCTAGGAACCCATCCAATACCACCCCATTGATCTGGCTGCTCAGCTTGATCAGATAGGCCAGCATAGGCACGGGTTTACTGGAAGGATGGCCAAAGCCGTCTTCCTTACTGCTTTTAATGCCATCGAACTCAAAGACCGCTTTCTGCTTCTGGTCCCCATACCAGTTGTGTTTCCCATCTTTCCGCCACCCAAAGATGATGGGCTCCATGTTGAACTTCCAATCGGTGCGCATAAAGGGCGCCTTTGGTTTCTTCCAGATAAGCCCTGCCCCCACCTTGAAACCGGCATCTTCAAAGGCATCGTAAAAGACCCGGGCCTTCATGGTGGCATAGAAAACATAGATGGAGGCGTCGGGAGCCATGACATCATGGAAGCAGGAGAAGGCTTTCTTCAGGAATTCATATCCTTCCTGGTCGTTCAGGTCATCGTTCTTGATTTTTCCGGAGGTGCTTTGGAGATTTACTAAATACGGAGGATCCGTCAGGACCAGGTTCGGTTTGGTATCTTCCAGTAATTTCTGGTAGGTCTCGGGCTTGGTGGAATCTCCACACAGGACCTTATGCTTTCCCAGCTGCCAAATGTCTCCGGCTTTAGAAAATACCGGCTTCTGGAGTTCTTCTTCCACATCAAAGTCATCTTCTTTGGCTTCGGTTTCTTCGTCAAAAATATGAGCGATTTCATCTTCATTGAAGCCGGTGAGACTGACATCGAAATCCACTCCCTGGAGGGATTCGATTTCCACCCGCAGCATCTCTTCGTCCCATCCCGCATCCAGGGCCATCCGATTATCAGCCAAGATGTAGGCTTTCTTCTGGGCCTCAGTAAGATAATCCACCAGGACGCAGGGGACTTCTTTGATCCCTTCTTCCCGGGCTGCCATCACCCGGCCATGGCCGGCGATAATGTTTTTATCCTTGTCGATGATCACCGGGTTGATGAACCCGAATTCCCGTAGGCTGGCCCGGAGCTTGTTGATCTGTTCCGGAGAATGGGTCCGGGCATTATTCACATAAGGAATGAGCTCATCAATGGGGATGAGTTTCATCTCCTTGGTTGTTTTTTCCATACTTTCTTTTCCCTCCTGTTACACCTTCCGAGACCGGAGCAGCCGCTCCATTACGTCATCCTGGGGCGTGTTTCCGGCGAACTCCACAGAGCAATTTTCCTTCACCACCTGGTAGATCTGGTACCAGATCTGGTTCACCTGCTTCATATAGTTCTGGCTCATGGTCACGTAGGGAGAAGCAATGGCCGCATTGGTGGTGGGATGCTTTGCCAGGAACCCGTATTCGGAGATGGCGTGTTCGCACTGGATCCACCGGGAAACCGCCATGGCGTACTGGCTTATCAGCTGGGGGCTCACTAGTTTCTCGCAGTGCCGTGCCTTGAGCCACAGCCAAGTTTCCCGGTAGATTTCTTCGGCTTCCAGCTTCCCACCGTTTCTCTGTTTTTCCTTCATGTAGGCTTTGGGTTCCGGCATGTCTTCTCCGTTAAGGTCCGCTCCTTCCGGTAGGTCCATTACCTTCAGCGGCCGTTTCCCCGGATTGTCCGGCAGTTTATCCAGCAGGGCCCTGGGTTTCCGACCCTGGCCGACTCTGAGTCCGCCCCGCATGGTTCCGTCTTTGGCTATTTTTCACACCCCCTTATTTCCATGGGTCAATACCTTGTTTGAATACGCGTTTTTTGCGCGCGTGACCCCTCGCCCGTTCTGGCTTTCCGGGCTTCCAGAGATTCATACACCCCCTGGGTATATCACTTTGTTTCAGAGTTATCATTCTGATAGTCCACTTTTTCTTGTGGCTTTTTGGTGCCATCGATCTCCTCTTTGGGCATGAATTCTTGCGTGACAGGCTTTGCATAAAGCGATCAGGTTGTTCCAGTCGTGGGTCCCGCCTTCCGCCAGGGGCTTCTTGTGGTGGACTTCTTCCGCCACCACGTACCGGCCATTCTTCAGACACAGCTCACAGAGAGGATGGCTGGCCACGTAGGCATCCCGGATTTTCTTCCAGGTCCTGCCGTACCGTTTCTTCGTACCAGAACTTCGCTCATACTTTTCGTACCGCTTGGCGATGATCTTCTGGTGCTTCTCACAGTACCGGCCGTCCGTCAGGTTCGGGCAGCCTGGGAAGGAACAGGGCCGTTTGGGTTTTCTCGGCACAGCTGCCACCTCCTTTCGGGCATGAAAAAAGCCTTGTAGGATTTTTACATCCCGCAAGGCTTGTCTTTATTCCCTTTTCTCGTGATTCTATCATACCACGAAGGGGCTGTTGAATTCTAGTGTTCTGTTACTGTATTTTCCTGCATTTTACTGCGCTCCTCCAAAATTTTTTCAACGGCTGCCACCCCATCACTGTGGACGGCGTAGATCCACCGGATCCCTTTGCCCATGCTCCGGGCAATGTCCTCCCAGGCATCGAAGTGGATGTACCGGTCCCGGAGGACCAGCCGCTGGGCTTCGTCTTCCACCCGGTCAATGACCTGGCCGATCTCATACTTCAGGTCCACCAGCCGGTCCACTTCCCGGTTGATCTCCTGCTCTCTCTCCCAGATCTTCTCGATGGTCCGGACGAAGGGGGCTTCCGTGGGCCGGTTGGGGTTGTGGCTTTCTTCCAGCCCGGCTGCGGAGATGCCAAGGCAAAGATGCCGGAGCTCGGCCACCTCCCGCAGGTTGCTCTCTATTTTCTTATCCAGGTAGAATCCCTGTTGCAAGTACTCTTTCGCGTTCATGCTTTTCCCTCCAAATCCGCTTTGACGGCTTCAATCAGAGCCGCCTGGGAACTGTCTTTCTTTTCCAGGGCCTTCAGGATCCGTTCGTCCATGGTGCCCTTTGTCACAATGTGCTGGACGATCACCGTCCGGCTGGTTTGTCCCTGCCGCCAGAGCCGGGCCACCGTCTGCTGGTAGAGTTCCAAACTCCAGGTGAGCCCAAACCAGATCAGGATGGACCCGCCCTGCTGCAGGTTGAGGCCGTGTCCGGCAGAAGCCGGATGGATCAGGGCCACCGGAATCTTCCCGGCGTTCCAGTCGGCAAAGTCCTGGGAGGACTTCAGTTCCCTGGCTTCCATCCGTTTCTGGATTCTTTCTCTGTCGTGCCGGAACCAATAGGCCACAAGCACCGGCCGGCCATTGGCGCTTTCCACCTGGTCTTCCAGGGCATCCAGCTTCCGATCGTGGAGATGGATGGTCTTTCCGTCATCGGTGTAGATGGCTCCGTTGGCCATCTGGGTCAACTTCAGCGTAAGGGAGGCCGCATTGGCTGCCGTCACCTCGCCTCCCGGCAGTTCCAGCACGAGAGACTTTTTGAAGTCATTATACCGCTTCCGCTCCGAGTCCGAAAGATTAACCTCGGTTTTCACACGCACCAGGTCCGGCATCTGCAAATAGTCTGTGGCCTTCATGGATACGGTGATGTCCGAAATTTTCCGGTAGATGGCGTCCTCTGCTCCCGGCAGGGGCTTGTAGGAAAACACCACCATCCCGTTCCGTTTGTCCGGCTGGAAGTAGGTATTCCGGTACTGGCTGATGTATCTCCCCAGCCGCTCTCCCATGTCCAGGAGCCGGAACTCCGCCCACAGGTCCATAAGGCCGTTGCCGCTAGGAGTCCCCGTGAGGCCCACGATCCGTTTCACCTTGGGCCGCAGGGCCTTCATGGCTTTGAACCGCTGGGCCTGCTGGTTCTTGAAAGAAGACAGTTCGTCCAGGACCACCATATCAAAATCCAGCCGGCAGTTCTTGCAAAGCCACACCAGGTTCTCCCGGTTCACGATGTATAGATCCGCAGGTTTCTGGAGGGCCTGCCGCCGTTCCGTCACGGACCCCACGACAGCGCTGCAGGTCAGGTCCTTCAGGTGGTCCCACTTCCGGAGTTCCTCCGGCCATGTATCTCTGGCTACTCTGAGGGGGGCCACGATCAAAACCCGGTGGACTTCAAAGGAGTCATACATCAAATCCCGAATAGCCGTCAAGGTCGTCACCGTCTTGCCGAACCTAAGCCCATATCCAGCAGGAGAGCCGTCACCGGGTGGGTCTTGATGTACTCGATGGCATAGGTCTGGTATGCACGGGGTATGAACTTCATTGGGCATCACCTCCTTCCGCGATGGTCTGCAGCAGCCCGGGGATATCTTCCAGGGCATCCAGGACGAACACCCGGAACCCCAGCTCTCGAAGCTTTTCGTGCCTTTTCACCTGCAGAACCCGTGGTTTCTTCCCCGGTGCCTTCACTTCCACAAAGGCCAGCTTCCCACCAGGGAGAAGAACCAGCCGGTCCGGCATGCCGGAAAAGGAAGGGGAAACGAACTTCAAAGCCAGGCCGCCTTTCTTCCTCGTTTCCGTCACCAGCTTCAGTTCTATTTGTTTCTCATTTAAAAAGGACATCTGCTGCCTCCTTTGCCTTTGCCATCACTTCCGCATCCACCGGGGTTCTGGGTTCATGCTTCAGGTCTCCGTAAAACACATTCAGATAGTCATTGCTGACTTCCGGATGGTCATGGAACATATTGTCTTCCGCCCGGGACCGCACTTCATCAATCTTTTGCAGGACCCGCATGAATTTGTCCGTATCCGTAGACAAAAGGACCTGAGACATGTGGATGGCAAGATTTCCACCCAATGTCCGGAACAGCCGCATTTCGGCTCCCACCAGTTTGTACAGTTCAATCGTCCGTTCTTTCTTGTTGATCATCGCTTTTCCTCCTTCAGAGTGACGGTGGTGACACTCCCCAACATACCCTCCTATACAAATATTTTTAAAAATATCCTTTAGGACTTTCAGGGTGAGAGTGTCACTACTGTCACTTTCCATCAATCCCATAGGGAGTGACGGTGGTGACACTCCTCAACATACCCTCTCTATAGAATCTTTTTAAAAATCTTCTTTAGGACTTTCAGGGTGAGAGTGTCACTACTGTCACTTTTCATCAATTCCATAAGGTGCAGGTGGTGAAGGTCTCCAACATACCTTTATATAGAACTTTTTAAAAAATTCTTCTTTAGGACTTTCAATAGTAGACCTGCACCCACCTGCACCCTTTAGTCCAGAAAATCCTGTCCTTCCTTTAACTTCAGGCCAAAAACAAAATGGCCCTTGTTTGTTTTCCTTCTGGTGAAGCCAGCCTTCTCCAGATTCCCATAAAAGTCCGAAGTGCTTCTGGTGTATTCACCCGTCTGCATACAGACGATCCGGTACTGCTGGTACAAATCCCCCGACTTCTCCGTGAAGGAGGGATCCACGTCACAATGGGCGTCCAGGAATTGTCCCAGCCAATCGTTGTCCTCCCGGTATTTCTCTACCGCGTTCCGCACGGCTTCCGGTTCCTCAATCTTGAACTTCTTCCGGATGGCAGCTTCCGCGCCTTCAATGACCCACTTCAAAATGGCCGGCCCGGCTTGTTCGAACAGGTAGTCCGAATAGTTCTTGATGTCGTTTTTCCGGGTAATCCTGGCGTTGAAGGGAATGATAATCAGCCTCCGCCAGGTTCCGTCATCGTTGGCGGCCACTTTCGGCAGGTGGTTGGTGTAAAGGACCAGTGTGTGGGAGGGGACGAAATGGAAGGGAGTCTTGAACTTCTTCTCCGCTTCGATGGGGTCCACAGAACAGATCTGCTTCACCATCCCCGTATTGAGCCGCTGGCCTTCTTCCAGTTCGGAAGCGATGATCAGCCGCTTCCCTTTCAGTTCTGCAATTTCCGGTTTTACGTTTCGCCGGCAGTTCATGGTCATGGTCTCGGCGGAAATCTTTCCGGAATACAACCCCAGCACCCTGGCGATGGTGTTCCAGAAGGTGGATTTCCCGTTGGCCCCGCCGCCATAGGCGATAATCATCTGTTCGGCATAGACTCGGCCCACTGCGGCCATCCCCACGATCTGCTGCACGTACCGGATCAGCTCCTGGTCCTTGCAGAAGAACAGGTCCAGGCTTTCCTGCCACATGTTTCCTCCCTGGGTTCCGGGAGAGCAGGCGGTGACTTTGGTGATCATGTCATCCGGGTCATGGGGCCGTTTTCCATGCATCCCTTTGGAAAGGTCGTAGGTGGCTTCCGGGGTGTTCAAAAGTTCCGGATCATAGTCCAGCTCGGAAACATCCAGGGCCAGCATGGGGGTGGCGGCATTCTGGACATTGAGAATGTTCTTGTAGTTCCGGTTTTTCATGACGAATTTCTTGTAAGCATCCGCGCTGAGAAGGGCCGTCAGCAAATGGACTTTTTCCCCGGGAATCTGGTTGGCCAGGGTCTTGCTTCTGGACTTCACGTCTTCCCGGGAGATCCCGATGGCGGTCAGGTCATCTTCTGCCTGGCGGATCTTTTCTTCTGCGTCTGCCAGCTGGTCATCCATAAAGTCCTCGATGACACCCAGAGGCTTATGTTCATCTTCATCCCAGTGATTACCCACGTAGGCGATGTACTTCGTAGCACTGGTGTACCGAAGGCGTCCCATACAGGTCCGGGCCAGGACTTTGGCTTCCCCGATGTCCGAGAAGTCATCCGGCTGGAGGGACGGGTGGCCAACAGCTTTGTTGTATTCATCCGGGGGCACATACCCCTCGCTTTGCTGGATTTTGTTCCGGAAGAACTTCAGGGCACTTTTCCAGATGGTGTCCAGCTCTTTTTCCGGAAGCCGCGGTTCGCAATTCTCAGCCCGCTGCAGGTAGGCTTCGTAGGCTTTGTCCGTATCCCCATACCGCTTCAGCACCCGGCCGGCAAAGTGGGACATGGTGTTGTTCCGGTTGCCTTCCGGGATAGAACTCCCGGTATAGAAGGGAGGTTCCGTCTGGTCGGGTTCCAAAGGTCCCAGGCCGGCCAGAAAATCCGTGATGGTTTGCTTCCCTTCCTGCCAGAAGATAGCTTCCGGCACCACTTCCGTGCCATACAGGAACCGGGCTGCATCCAGAGCCTGGGCGTCGAAGAAGGGAAACTCTTCCCGGATCCCCTGCTTCAGGGCCGTATAGGCTTTTTCGTCCTGCACTTCGGTGATGGGAAAATACGCATGGAACCGGGGCCGGGCTTTCCGGCCTTCCTTGGCTTTCCCGCTATTCCGGGACGGAACGATGGCCACAGTCACGTTTGGCAGCATGGCAAGGAGCTTTTCTCCCGTCACCCACTCCTTCGGATTTTCCGTATGATCATTGTCGCAGTCCATCACTGCCACATCGGAAGCCAGGAAGTTATCCCGGCTCCGGTAGTTGTCCTTATAGGCCGCACAAACGTGGTCGAAAGCAGCAGCCGTCCCCAGTTCCCTGCTGCTTGTGATGACTGCTTTATTAGGATATA